TTTTCCCTATTGCCATTCGTATTTGCTTAGGACAGCAAAGCTGATTTTACAAAAGAGAAAAATCTTGTCAAGAAAATAATTTATCCTGGATATTTTTACTAACATAACCATGCACAAAACGAGTTACATCTCTCATTCTTCTTTCACTATCTGATAACTCCTTATAATAAACATAATAAGCCTCAAGAGTAAGTCTGGACATATGCTCATTAGTACGAGGTAGCACATTCATAGCCATCATTATTTCAATATACTTTTCCTTTGTCTTACAAGTACGAGCATATTTTTTTAATATTTGAAAATCATTTTTTGCCATTATCCTGTACACTCTCCACCATCAGCTTGACAGAAATAACCTTGTTGCTCGAACACCCAATCTTGTTGGTTGACTACAAAGTCAGACAATGATGCTAAGTTTCTGTCTCTATTAAATTGTTTTCCAAATCTTTTCTCTGTGTTTAACCACCATACTGCACGATCAGGATTTTCTTTCATCATCATAGCTAATTGAGATTCAGATTTTAAAAAACATAAATCACAATTACCTTTTAAAGTTTTCCCACCAACGACAGGTAAATTTAGTTTGAATGGTTGACTGTTCCAAAAGTTATTTACATCTACTAGTGTGTCATTAGCTTCATAGATAGGATAATAAGGATAGAACCCATCTCTGTAATCTGTTTTATATCGCCTTGGTTCATCAGCTCTTATACCTAGAGCATGGTTCCATTTACTCCAACCTAGAGACTTTAGATATTTACCAGAAGTTTGTATCTTTAAAACACCTGTACAAAATCTTTGCATAGCATTAGGTAGCCTACCATATTTATTTATTAACTTATCAAATGGTTCGCCATCACGACTAGCTGAGTTATGATTTACTTCTTTAAATGTATTCTTGCCATCAACCTCATTATATTCTAGCCAAGTTATATGTACATTCCATCTATCAGAACACTCTTGAATAAAATCTAAAGTTTCATTCATCTCTCTGCCTGTATTTGTAAAGATAATCTTAACTCTGTTAGGCAATCCATTGTTCGCTTCAAGTATTTTGTAAAGCATATACCCACTAGTACGACCACCACTAAAACTAATTTGCACATTTCCATTAGGTAATATGTAGTTATTCTTTGGCATCAGCACACTCATAACCAACAAGAGCATAGCCTAAAACATCTTGCCAAGAATCATCATGGTTTGGTGTCTCAATTAACCTAGCCATCTTTACGGCTATCATACACAAAGCTACTTGCTCTGTTGTTACATTCTTTCCGAGTACTACAGACCATAATTTAGCAATGCGAGTATGATTGTCTACAATAGAGCCGTAACTCTCTCCACGTTCTTTAATAACATCAGCCGTCTTTTTTAGTAACTCAAACTTATCCATCTCTTTCCCTCACAATATAAAACCATGTATCTATATCAACCTCACAAACTAAATCATGCCCAGCACTAAAGTTCCTAGACAAAACATCAATAGGAATAACACACTTTATTGGACAGTTGTTAAACTTGTATATCAATACTGGTGTAAGACCTAGCAGCTTAGCTGATTCCCTTGTCTGTTGCAGCCACGCTTTCTTATAAGTTGTGCCTTTTTGGTAGGCTTTACATTCAATAGACCAACCAGAAATAATTATATCAGCCTGACCTTTTGCTTGGTATTGATCCAGGTTTCTTTTGGCATCTATATTTAGATTATCTTTTATCATAGAGCATATCTTTCTCTCAAAAGATGCACCCTTGTTACGACTATCTGCCATCTATCATTCTCTCTTGCATTTGTTTGAGAAAGTCATTTGCTTTTACTTGACCAAGCGTGGCTAGTTCTATCTTGTTCATTGTATCAGGCGTTGGAAATCTTTCAGACTTTAATATCCTACAAATAGCTGAACGAGTTAACCCTGATTTTATGGCAAACTTATTTTGTGTAAGTCTATTCTGTTTTATGTAATCAATTAATTTCATACTGCTATGATATTTATATGTTGACAATCTGTCAATTATAATTAAATAATATGTTGACAGTAAAGATTATAAAGCATAATCTAGTAATCAATAGCAAAGGTAAAGGAGATATTTATGAATGTATTTAGTTGTTTTGATGGAGCAAGTTGTGGGCAGTTAGCCTTAACTAAACTTGCTTTTCCTATAACAAATTATTATGCGAGCGAGATAGACAAGTATGCTATCCAAGTTACACAAGCTAACTTTCCTAACACAATACAGTTAGGTGATATAACAACAGTTGATACAAGTCAACTTACTAAAATAGATTTAATGATGGGTGGCAGTCCTTGCCAAGGGTTTTCATTTTCTGGGAAAAGATTAAATTTTGAAGACCCTAGATCAAAATTGTTTTTTGATTTTATAAAACTTAGAGACATTGTTAAACCTAAATATGTTTTGTTAGAAAATGTTAGAATGAATAAAGATTCAGAAGATATTATTTCAGAGTATATGGGTTGTAGTCCAATAAAAATAAACTCATCACTCTTGTCAGCACAAAGTCGCAATAGATTATATTGGTTTGTTAAATTAGTTGACGATAAATATGTACCAGTTCTTACAATGCAACCACAAGACAAAGGCATTGTTATTAAGGATATACTCGAAGAACTTCCTTTTGGAGATATACCTAACTATCTTGCTAACAGTTGGGCAGGAGAACCTAGAGGTAATAAGGTTAAATCAATAGACGATCCTAAAGCTAACTGCCTTACTGCATCAATGTATAAAGGTCAAATACCTACATACATAAAAAAATTAATACCTATAGATAATCCAAAAACATCTACAGATGGTCTTATAAGAGTTGGTAGTGCTGATCTAAAAGGGTTTGACAGTATCAAAAGAGTTTATTCAGAACATGGTAAATCTCCTACTCTTACTACTATGCAAGGTGGACACAGAGAACCAAAGGTAGCAGTAAGTAATTATGGTTGGCGAAAGCTAACTCCACTAGAGTGTGAACGTCTACAAACTATGCCAGATAATTATACTAATCATGTATCTAATACGCAACGATACAAGATGATAGGCAATGGTTGGACAGTAGATGTTATAGCTCACATATTGAAAGGAATACAACATGGCTGAGATACCTGATTACAGAATAAACTTTGGCATGAAACACGAGAGTGCAAGTAATGCAAACATAACTAAAGATGAAATGGTGCTGAAACATTACCTTAGAAAAGAACATAAGATGTCTTTCCCTATGGCATCACGACCAATCTCAGGCATCAAAGTGCAGACAGGTGTTGACTGTGCTATGGGATTACATAACTTTAGTCCAATCAGAGGACAACAAGACCCTATGGAAATCAATGAGTCTGTTAGATATGCTCTTACAGAATACCAGGGATATACACCTAGAACATGGGATAATGGTAAAGATGCAGAAGAATACGAAGAGTTTCGTGAGCATCTGCCTGAGATGATTAAACATGCAGTTGATGGATTACATAAGTATTTTGAGGGTGTTAATCGTATCGAGGGAGAATCAATGAAGCAATTTGTTGAACCTAAGATAGATGTACCTATAGTTTTATACCAGGATTACTCAGGTGGTGGCAGACAGATTGATTTAAAATGCTCTTTACCTATGAGGAATCCACGAAAGAAAGATGGCACTAGGTCTTGGCGTATACCAAAACCTAAGACAGAACCATCTGTGCAACAAGTTATGCAACAAGCAGTCTATTGGAAAGCTACAGGAGAAAAACCAGCCTTGTTATTTGTTACGGCATCAGGCTATAACATAGTAGACGAAACGAATTGTGAGCTTATGACAGAAGATAATCTGCAAAAAGCTTATAATGATGTAGTACGTTCTTGGTTAGTTACTCAGAACTTACTTAAAGCAAGTCGAGGTTCATGGAAAACATTAGCTGGGTTAGTTCAACCTGACATGGTGCAACTATCAGCAAGACATGGACCTAAAATAACACAACTAGCAAAACAACTTTGGGAGATTTAACATGACAGATCCAAAAACATTAAGAAGAAATGATGGTCCTAGAACTAGCCATGATAGTGCTTACAAAATACAAGCATCACAAATGGAGAAAATAGTCCTTGGAGTTATAGATTCTTTTGGAGAAACAGGTTGTATATCAGATCAGGTGCAGTATGCCTTACCTGAATACCGATACAGCACGATTACAGCACGCTACAAGGCACTAAAAGAAAAAGGACTAGTGATTGTAGATGGAAGTGCAGTTAAAGGCGAGAGCGGCAGAAAACAGATGAAGATGTGGAGTGCAAGACATTACTTCCATCAGTCTGTAACTGACGAAGATATAATTCAACACCAACATGAATCACAAGCTCTTGATAGGCACGTTAATGAAATGACCTCGCTTGGTTTTATTAAGGAGATATAAATGATAAACGAATTAGTCAATAAATGGCAAAAACAAATGACTGATACTGAGCAGTATCATGCACAAGCTATAGATCTATTAGAGAAACGTATAGCAAAACTAGAGGATAAGCACAAAGTTGT